AACTTCCCAAGCATGCATATACATATCGTTAAGAGACTTCAACGACGTTTGATCATTATATAAGTTCAAACTCTGACCTTGATCAATCCATACTTGTCTTGCAGCTGCAGCAGAGATTAATTTAATCTGATCTTGCTGGAAAGCTGTTTTATACTTATCTTTAAGTCTATTCTTATCTTCTCTACTTACCCCCTTAGGAAACTCATAGAGCGTCAAATCTCCGTTACATGCTTTAAGATTTTCTAACGCTTCTATATTCCAAGAACCGATAGCTTTCATATCTTTGATAAACGCATCGTTAATCATAGTAAAATCACCTGATAACGTACTATAAACAAAGATGTTATTGTAATATGGTTCAATACTCTGAGCACAACCAACAATACTACTGATAGTAGCGGTAGGGGCAATTGCCATTGTATTAGAATTACGCATACCATGCCGTTTTACATGGTTTCTAACACTCGACCAATCAAGACTCTCGGTAGCATCCATGTCTTTTCCACGGTATTCACACAGCTTTTTGTATGTGTCGATCGGGAATAACCCTTGGTCCCATAATGAGCCTTTGTATGTTGAATAAACACCACGTTCTTTTGCAAGTTTAGTACTAGTACTAATAGCATGAAATGATATAAATTCATAGATCTTACCTGATAAGTTGATTGCATCATCAGAATCCATGTTCATATCTAAATGATAAAACATATCATGCCAACCCATTGAACCGAGACCAATAGGTCTGTGTTTTGTATTAGAGTTTCTTGCTTCTTCTGTTGGGTAGAAGTTGATGTCAATAACATTATCCAACATTCTAATAGCAATCTCTACTGTATTTTGTAACTTATCGTAATCTACATTATTATCAGTCAAATGCTGTTTAAGATTAACACTACCAAGATTACAAACAGCAGTTTCACCAAACTCTTTTACCTTACGACTACCATCTTCCTTATAAGTACTTGCTTTTGTATGTAGAAGAATTTCAGTACAAAGATTTGAGCTATGAACAACACCTTCATGTTGATTACTATAACGTAGATTCGAAGGATCTTTGAATGTAATCCACGGGTGACCCGTTTCGAAGATCATTCGGAGCATCTTCTTCCAAAGTTCCTTCGCATCTACTTTCTTGAACGTCTTAAGTTCACCAGCTTTACCCTTTTTAACACATTCTGCATACTCATTTTCGAACTCTTCACCCCAGCTTTCGTGAAGTTTCGGACATTCATATGGACTAAACAAGTACCAATCACCGTTCTTCTTAACTTGTTTAATAAACAAGTCAGGAATCCAATTGGCTGTATTCATATCATGAGTACGCTTGCGTTCATCACCTGTGTTTTTCTTCAGTTCAAGAAATTCATTGATCTCACCATGCCATGTTTCAAGATAACCACAACCAGCACCCTTACGTTTACCACCTTGATTAACAGCAACTAGCATATCATTATAGATCTTCCAAAAATAGACTGCACCTTGAGACAATCCGTTAGTGCCTCGAATAAGATTACCAGCAGGTCTGAATGGAGTTAAGTCCATACCCAATCCACCAGCATACTTACTCTTGAGTGCCTCTTGGTGCAAGCCATCGAAGATACCGTCAATACTATCTTCGAAAGTTGAAAGAAAGCAGGACGAGAGCTGATTATGAACACAACCAGAATTAAACAAGGTAGGCGTAGATGACATGAATGTAAACGTCGACAGGACGTCATAGAACTTTTTAGCCCACTCGTTCTTATTTTCTTCTTTGATTGCAAGTCCCATTGCAACTCTCATCCAAAATGCTTGAGGTGTTTCTAACCTCTTTTGATCGATATGAAGAAGATAACGATCATAAATTGTTTGAATGCCAAGATACTCAAAATTATCATCGCGTTCAAGCTTTAGATAATTAGACAGATCTTTGAGATCAAACTTATTAAGTTCTTTTGATACAATACCTTGAGTAATAAGAGTTTTTAAGTTAGTGATAAAACACTTACGGTATTGTAGTTCATAAGCATCTTTGTCTGCACTTTCCTTGAACACTTCTTTGATAATAGTCTTATGCAAGAGTCTTGCTGCTACTTTCTTATAAAGAGGTTCTTGTTCAATCAAAGCTCTTGCAGACTTGATAAGAGACTTATCAATATCTGAAGTTTTAACTCCATCAAATAATTTAATTCGTGCATTATAGATAATACTATCTACATCTACATTGTCTAGATTTTCGCATGCTCGGACAACGCAAGCTTTAATCTTGCTCTCGTCAAAAGCAGCTTTCCGTCCATTTCGTTTAATTACATTCATATCAAATTCTATTGCTAAATATATAGGCTGTCAACCCGGAAATTCTCTGGTAAAAAGGTACATTTTTATTTGTAAAAAATAGGTCTGTATTAATGTACTGATCACTCATACTGCTTACATTATCAAAAGGGTAAATACCCATATCATACAATTCATATGAGTTTTGAGTATCAGCATTAAATTCAGATAACAAAGTTCTATATTCTTTAAAATCTGAGGTACAAGATAATAGTTTTATTAGATGTTTATAATTATAGTTACCTTCTAGAAAGATACCATAAAAATGTCTATTTGTATCGGTGTGTCTAATCCGTACTGGGTTCAAGCTTTCATCAATAAGAAGACGTTGCTCATCATACTTATTTTTTATCTGAAAACCATAAAACAGGAAAGCATCATCTTTTAAAAACTCAGTGTAATCTGCGTAACTTAAAGACAGTGAAGTATCACTTTGTAAATCTATTGGCACTAACATAAAACTATTATAAAAAAATGCCGAATTAGATCAAGATATTGGAAAGGTTCTAATTAAAATAAGATTCGGTAAACTATAAACTTTACCGAATCTTGATGAAGGTTCTTGAATTGTAACAGTAACTTTATCTCCGGTTACTACGGGACCTTGTATAATTTTTCCGCCTACCTGACGAATAACTTTAATTGCACCGGTATTTACGTCAACAGTTTTTAAGGTATTATCATTATGTAAAGTAACCGTGACTAAATCTTTGTGCATTTAAGTATTTATCACTTCTTAGCAGTAGTTTTCTTATCAAGAGCTCCTAAAATTTGATCTACTTTACTGTTAACTTCGGTAAGTAGAGTTTTATTAGCTTCAATAGAAGCATTTAATACATTAACGGTTTGTAATGAGGTGTTCAATTCATTTCTTAAACTGCTCATTTCAGTGTCCTTTTGATCAAGCTGTTTAAAAAGGTCATTAATTCTTTGAATTTCGTCTTGTGATAGTGCCATATACATCATTTATTGCATAGGTTGTCCTAATCCAGGTGGTGGTGTGGAAGATTGAGTTTGCCGCTCATTTTGTTTCTTAATTTCATCTGTTAAATGTTTAATTACTATTTTTGTTTCACCTGGGGTCATTTTAAGATAATCTGAGGGTGGTATATGTAATTTACTACTACAAATATATTCATAGTATAATAAGTTTTTTAAACTATCTGATAAACTAAGTTTTAAGATCGAAAACAATTCTTCTTGTTTATAATTAAAAGAAAATTTAGTTGAATCTTTTTCATTACGAATCTCAAACAAGTTAACTGTCTTTTGTCTAAGTTTATAGATATTATCCTTTAATCTTTTTAATAATTGATAAGGCAAGTTTTCTAGATACTGTTCAGATTCATTATATGGTAAATTTCCTAAAAATATTTTTTCATCTTCTATTTGAATTTTATTGACGCAGTCGTAAAATGAGTTAAAGAAAGAGATTTTAACCGGGAAACCACACGTTACTTTTATCCCGTTATATTCTGTAGTAAATGTTTTATCTTCGTAGTTATCCAATATTATTTTTTCTATAAAAGATATACTGATAGAGTTTTTTGTTTTATCTTTTGAAACTAAATCTAAAGTACCTCCTAGACAATTTTTACGTATATTGAGAAGAATTAAAAATTTATCTAGATAATTTATGTTGTTTACTTCTTTTACTAATTCATAGACTAGATTATCTAGATATTCACAGAGTAATTCATTATCAGATGTTTCTATAAACTTTTGAATAGTAATTAAATGGTGATTTGTTATTTCTTTACAGTATACTTTTCTACCTTTTGTTATTTCTACAGGATAGTAAAAGTCTAAACTCACATATTATTTTATAATAATATTAGAATCCTCCACGCTGGAACGGAGATATGCGAGGTATAAGTTTATTCAGACCACCAGATGATATTTTATTAATAATATCAGGTAAAGGTAAATATAAATTGTTTTGAATTGCATAATTTGAATAACTCCAATTAGTAGTATTTATTTCCATACCTTCTGTATCGTAAGTTAAGTTTTGGTTACTTACTGATATAGGAAAACAATTATAAAATGTCCAAATTTTACGAGGTATTTGAGATAACTTTTGATATGATCTAGTAAATTGTAAAATAGAAATAGTAGTGGACATATCTCTAAAATCTCCGGGTGGTCTTGCAACAAAACCAAAATGACTTGATAACATTGACCAAGGTCTAACTACAAAATCGGCAAATGACGTATTTGTTTCCCTAAATTGTATAGTTAAATTGTCAAAAGTGTTTTTACCTTCACTTACTTGACCGGGTATAAAACCTCTTTGTTTATCTCCAAATATTTTATTTTTAGAGACAGCTAAATTTTGAGCACTTGGTATATTAACACCTTGAGCAAACACACAACCAATAACTTTATTAAGAGGGTATGATTTTAAAATGCTTACTGCTTGGGATATATCAAAATTATTAATATTACCTTGTCTATCTTCTAATGATTGAATTACCTGGGTTTGTAATAACTGAGGATAACCTTGAATTAATAACATCCATTGTGTTCGTAATGGAATGGTCGTAAACCAAGACTCCATTTGAGCTAAAAAGAAGTCTCTTGTACTTATTAAAGGTGTACCCGGTACAGTAAAACCAAAAACCGATGTAACTGAGGGTTGAGATAGAGGGTTTTGACCAGTGAGTAACCCACTTGCGTTTTGACCTATACCTCTTATTACATCTGTAAATGGATTATTCACTAATATTATTTAGGTTTGTTATATAATGTAAGGGTACCTTTAAAAAATTCTTTTTTACACTTATATTTTTTAGATAATGATATCCAAACTTTTTGAGCTTCATCACTTGCACTATGAAAACATGTTTTTAAAGAACCTTCACTTTTAATTACATGTTCATATAAACATTTACCATAACCTTTACCTATAAATCGGTGTTCTATAAAAGAAGAACCGACAAAAAGGTAATCGTCTTGCTTTTTGTCGGTATATACTGATAAACAACCAGCTCTAGAACGTTTGACGTTCTTTTTTATATACATTACATATTCAGTGAAGGTCGGTCCCTTATCGACCTCGAATATAACCTGTGTCATAAATCATATTAACGTCGTCTAAAGTAATGGTAAGCCATTGTTGCAGTAAATGTAACAAACTGACCACTACCTGATGAAATGTTGTACGTTAAATCTCCAACATTTCTTACTGAAGCCCCAACTAGTTGGTACTGAGCAATTGCATCTAACTGAGTATCTAATTGAACTAAGTCGATAACAGCAGATTGTCTTGGTGCAAAGTAATTACCGGTACTAGTTGCATCATCAAAGATATCTCGAGACATATCTTCAAACTTCTGTCTAATTTGTGAGTTTTGATCACAATAAAAAGCGAGACTATAACCTTCACTACCTGGGTAAGTTGCATTTCCTGGAACATTAAATGTTAATCCCATGTAAGGTACCGGTACATTTGTTATTGTTCTACCCGGTAAATTAGCAGCAGTACAGTATACAAGATCGTCTTCATCAAAAGTAACGGTGCTAGCACCGCCAGAGTCGATTGTTGAGGCCCTTCATTGAGTATCTCTTGCGAAATCACGTTCTACTGCTACTCTGTAAAAATCAGAAATTGTTTGACGTACGTCTGGCATATCATTATTTATGC